GACATTCCTTCCATTGAATTGGAAATTGAGGTGATTTTTTTGGCAATTTTTACGGCAGTTGGCAGCAAAAGTTTGCCAAATGACTCATTTAGTTCTTTAGTGGCCTCTGCTGCAACCCTTTGTTGCCCGGCAAACGTATCGATTGTGGTTAGATAGTTGTCTTGTGCTTTTGCAGTCTGTCTAAACGATTCAGCCAATATCGTCAACGCTTTACCGCGTACAATATCGCCTTCGGCGGCTGCTGTGTTAAGTTTTAACGCTTTCTTAAATGCCGGGTTATTTTGGTTGATTACAATGCCGAGAGATTTAAGTGCCTCTGCCTCACCAGATAACGCGTTCGTTAATGACTGAACAACCTCGGCAGGTTCTTTATTTTGGAATGCGCCCAGATCGAGTGCAAGTTTGCCAACGGTTTGAGATAGAGCAAGGGCTTCTTTATCCATAAACCCAAAGCCAACGACTAGATCGCCAGTTGATCCAAGCATTTCATCAGCACTAGATCGGGCCAAAAAGAAGGTTTTTGCAAACTTGTCCGCAGCTTTGTCAGCTTCTACAGCTACTCCACTGAAAACCGCTTTGAACTTGTCGCTGGTTTCTTCGGCATTAGAAGCAGAGTCCACCATCTTCTTCGCCATCAATGCTATCGGAACAGTGATAGCCGCAGTCATTATTGCGCCGGTCTTTGTGGCATCCCTGCCAATTCTGTATAACTTATCGACTTTTGCCTTGACGGTAGACAACCCGCGAGCCATTTTGTCATTGGCGGTATTAATCTGCCGAGCGGCTGCGGAATATTTATCCTTTAACTCGATGATGAAACTGACTTTATTTGCCATGGCGTGCCTTTTCCATCTCTCTGCGTCTAAGTTTCGCTATTTCATTGGCGCATTCTGACACCTTGAAGAATTCAGCGAGTGGCATCCCTGCCAATTCTGTATAACTGATCCCGCCCTCAAAGAAAGCGGCGACCTTGCAAATTTCCAGCCTGTGCTTATCTACAGTCCATCCATCAGGGATGGTGCTATAAAATTTGCGAGGTATTCCCCCACAAGGTTTTCAAAGTCAGCAACAGCCATTTTCTCCATCAGCGGAACGGTGAGCTTTTGTTCACCGTCAACCAATGCCACACTTTTGAATAAATCCTGAGCGTATAAAAAAACCTGTGCCATGTTTCCTTTTGATCGATACATTAAAGCCATAATCATAGGGCCGGTAATGCCCCCGCTATCGTTGTCTGACTTATCGATGGCTGAATTCCCGCTGGTGTCTGTATCACTTGCCAATTCATTTATTGCAGAAACAAAGGCTTGTTTTATCGGTGCTATTTTATCCAAATCCCGAAAAATGGGTTCTGGTAAAGTGATAAAACTCGCCTTTTCCATTTCGCCTTTATGTGAATACTCAAAAGGCTTTTTAAGCTCTACATTAATTTCGCTCATGCTATGATCTCACTCATTGCGTTTACCTGTTATTGTGCTGGCTTGCTATTGAACTCCACATCGATGTTGCCATCTTGTGAGGCGTTAGTCTCTGGGTCATCAAGGATTGCCGCTTGAGTGAAAATCTTGGTTATGCCTGACCCATTAGGGCCAATCAACTCAATAGTGTTGGTGTTGTCGCCAACTTTCCAAGCGCGTTTGAAGGCTTCATTCTCAGTGGTAGAAGGCATGGAAAACTTAACCATGCCAAACTTAGAGGCCAAGTCTTTAGAGAATATCTGCTCAGTTTGCCCGCCTCCTACTACTGCGTTTCGCACCTTGTAATCGCCAAAGCCATCCTTCCAACTCAAAGAGTCTGCGGTATAGGCCACTTGTTGGTTATTAACCAAGATCGTGAAATCGTTTAATTGGTTAGCCATCGGTCAAACCCCTTAGTTTATGGAGAAAGCGATTTTGCTTGTGATAGCAAGTTCGCGCAGTTGAGTTACGATTGGATCAGTGCTTTGAATGGTTACTTTGCCGAGTGCCTTATCAATCGAAATAATAAGGTTTTCATTAAAGAAGTTTAGAGCATCTTCGCCAGATTCAAGCAAAACATAATCAACGCCGCTCAAATCTTGATACAACCGTTTAGAGTAAGAACGAATGACCAGTTCATTAGCCATGTCCCGGCCTTTGATGATGTCGCCTTCAGTCAAGCGAGACTGTGCAAATCTAGCGCGGTAGTTGTTGTAACGATATTCACGGGCTTGTGAAGCTGTGTCAACATAACTCAAGAAGCCAAACGTCACATCAGGATTACCAGCAGTATCGGTCAGATAAGTAGTGACTATTTCGCCAGCGACAACAGTGTTCCCAGCAGGGTTATTACCCAACAAGGATATACCGTTAGACTTTAAGTCTTCAATTTCTGAATCATCGAACCCGCGACCTACACGAATTGGCAACAAATCAGCAAAAGGCATATTGAAGAAAGGCTTTGATGCCAACGCAGGGCCACCAAATGAATCAAGTGGGCCATTTGTAGTGATGATCAGATCAGCAATACTCACGCCGCTTGAATCCAACCGCAATGATCTAAAGCCAGCAAGTTGTGCCGCTTTAACCATTGGGATTTCAACGATGGACGGGCCTTTATAATTTGTTTCTGATTCTAGTTTGTCACCGATCACAACTAGGCTCTGGCTGTTAGGCGCAGCACCAAGAACTTTCAGGTTTGAAAATGTGTCTGCTTTGGCTGTGAAGCCAACACCGTCAAGCACTTTACCGTCAGCATTAAAGCGAGGGTTAAGGAATGCGGTTAGAACAGATAACGAGTCAGGATAAGGCCAAACGATAGCTTGATAGCGGGCATCGCCAACAACATCAAAGAGAGCAGTCAATGTTGGGTCAGTTGCACCACCGGCCATAGCGGTAACGGAAGTAGACAAACCAGCGATTGAACCTCGAATTTCTAGGCCAAAGCTGTTGCCATAAGTGCCTTTGTTCACTGCTGTAATAGCAACGCTGCCAGAGGTATTGACTGCGGTAGCCGGAAGATCGAGATCAAGTCCCAACGCTGTAACGATTAAGTCACCAACGGCTGTAGCAGTAGTGCCAGAAGCAACAGCAACGCTGAAGCTGTGGTTCAACTCAGAACCGACGATAATTGTAAACGTTCCAGCTTCCGTAGCTGTACCAGTAACAACAAACGCACCAGCCGCCGCCGTACCACCACCAGCATCATCCAAAGCAATAGCGTCAATCTGGATCGATTGATTTCTCACTTTGTTCGCCCTTACTAACTTGGCAAGTTGAGAAGTTCTGCCAAATAAGGCATTTTCAGCCCCACCGTTGGCAATGGATTGAGTCAATGCGCCAGCGACAGCAGTCCCGGAGGCTACTTTCTGACCAACGACCAGAATCTTTTGACCCGTGTTGGTTACAGCTTGTGAAGCATTGACAATGTTTACTGTCACTTTTGGTTGCAAGATGGTGGTCATTTAGACTTCCCCTTTTTTGATTCAGAAGTCGTAATGACCTCAATGCAATTATCGACACAAGCATCTTTCAACCGCTTGCGCCAGAATTGTTCTAATGGTATTCCGGCACTGTCTGTTTGTATAGTAATTATCTGGTCGGGGAAATAACCCCGGACGTTCTTAATCTTTATTTTCATAGTGGCACATCGTCCAAGTCAATTTCAGTTGTAAAGGTTTCGGCCCCGACATCCAAACCAGTAACCAACCCAATATCCCTGAAGGCTACAGACTCATTTGGAATATAAACATCTTCGCCGGTCATTTGAATGCTCATCTGGAACGTGTATCGGTGAACATAAAACGCCGCGTTATAAGCCTCAAACCCATGCTCTAAAAACTGGAGCGGGTTGTTCTGGCCCTCGGCAGTTAATCCGTCGAACTTTTCCATCAAGATAGATTGACAAATAGGTCTGAGTAATTCTTCTGCCCTATCCCTTGAATCACGGCCAGATATTTCGTCAGCAGTAGGCAAGAATAGATATAAACTGACGTTCTGAATAATCCGCTGATTGAAGAATTGGCCACGTTGTATATTATCTGTGGCATCGGTATCAATGTTTTTATTTTTGCTGGCAACCCCGTCATTCAAGACAACAAACAACCAAGCCTTTGACTGCGGTTGTTGAGTGTAAGCCTCAATGATTCTTTCCACCGATACGGTTGCGCCGACTCTTGGGGCTGTCTTTGCCACAATTGTTCCGCTTGCTGGGGTAAACAGTGTCGAATCTGCTGACTCATAAGTGAACGTGGTTGCTGAAGGCACTGTGGTCACTTCTTGCAACCCGTTATAACTCTGATATGGATTAGTACCGTTTAGCACTAAAGGCGAGCCAGTGGCTATTGTGGCGCCGCTATCAGCAACCACGAAAGTTACTGTTCTGCGGTTTGGAACTGTATTGATTGTGAAAGTGCCGTTGAATCCTGCTTCTGTCGCTCCTGCAATGATTACCGTTGCGCCCGATTCTTCAGTGTAATCGTGGTCAGCCGTAGTGGTAATGGTTGCGAGAATCCCGGCCCTGACAATACTGCAAGCGATAGGCGTTTGTGCGCCCGTCATATTAACTTTACTTCCAACCGATAGGCTGTGAGCAGCAGAAGTCGTTACAGTGACCGCCGACCCTGATCTGGTCACGGTGGCTACTGCCAAGCTATTTGTGAAGTCGTCAACAAAGAATGGGAGCCTTGCCGCTAACACTGTAGCTATATCGTGAGCTCTCATTTAAAACCCTTCTTTATTGCCCGCTCTATATTGTTGATGGTGTTTCTCCTTCCAGCTTTGATGGCGTTCCGCAGTGTTGGTCTTGATGCCATCTTCTGGGTTCCAAACTCTAGCGATTCTGCATAGTCTGGGGCTTTTATTGCTTCAACGCCATAACCAAATTCTAACTGGCTTTGTCCCTTCACTAAAAAGCCAAGCGATCTTCTTAGTGCCCCAGTCATGTTGGCGTGGGTTTCGCCCGGTGCAGAAGCTATGTGTCTGCGCCTTCTTCCAGCTCGGTCTTTGCGGATATACAACTTCCCGCCTTTGGGCTTTCTCAATATCTCTTTGTTTGCGCTGTTCTTGTAATCAAGCCCAGAATCATATAATGCCCGCCGCAAGTTTTTCTTGGTCGTTTTCTCAAGGTTTTTAATCTTTAGGAAAATGCGATCATTGTCTGACGCTGCGATCATACTCATCAGGCTTTGCTCGCTTCCTTAGTGCCTCGATCATTGCAAGTGAGAATCAGCTCTTTGTTTGCTTCACCACAATTCTCAACGTCCAAAATATCAAGTCTCGATCCGTTGAATAGAACCCAATCTTCAGCAGTGATCCCGGCCAAGTATTCTATGCCGAGTTTATGCGTCACCACTTGATCAGTTGAAACGCCATCAAATAACGTTTTGCCCCTAGTGGTTCGCACCAAAGCCTTCACATTGTGCTTTTCTACAAAATCCAAACCAGCGTCAACCGACCCAAATGCGGGCGGAACAAGGCTGCGAGTCTGAATCGAAATATACTGGCCGCAATGCCTCAACT